CTGACATTGTAGTCTCCGTTGCGACAAATTGCGATTGCTTTTATTATTTAGACAACCAGGTAATTACAATTGCTGTAAATACTGGTTAAATGCGGAAAGTTTTACCTCTTCCATTTGATTTAGCGCAGCATTATCAATTCTTTTCTTGATTTGCTCCACTGTTTGCTCCTGAACGGCTCCATTATTATAGATCCATTCCTTTCCTTCCATGATTCCATTCACAAATGCGTCTGGAGCTGAAGGATCTGCTACGATATCGGCAGCAGTGGCAAGCATAAAGTCATCCATGACAACCTTTATACCATCCATTTCTTTAATTGAACCAAGTCCACGGGATGAAACACCCAACTTGACTCCTTCATCCACTAGATTCTTAGCGATGTTACCCATCGGTGTATCTAATAGACGTGCCTTACCAACATAATTGGTACCTTCTTGTCTTAATGAGGTAATCAAATGACTAACTCTGTCAAGATTAATAGTAGGTCCATCAGGATGACCAAGCTCTCCTAGAGCACGACCCTTCTCGATGTACTTAGTATTGTAGTTTGCGGCTTCTCTTTGTAAGGTCTTTAGTGGATACATCCGACCATTACGGTTCTTGATCTCGCCTTGTAGGAATACACCTTCGATAAAATGGCTCTTCTTACCATTCTTACCTTCAGTGATTGTTACCTTAGCGGTCTCAATTTCCTCCCTGATCAGTTTCATCTTTAGGTTCCTCGGTTTCTGTTTCTGTTTCAGTTTCTGCTGAAGCTTGAGGACTTGCGTCATCAGGTTGCTCGGTATTCTCTGGTCCCTCTTCGGGTTGTCCATTAAATATCTTCGCACCAATCTCCTTCTTCTGTGTCTCAATGGCATCGACTGCTCTCGCATTCATACCAGTAGCGACATAATCTGAAAGATCTTTGTTACCCGCAAAAAGTGCGTTAACTATTTCTCGTGCTGCATCAGTAGGCATAACAATTTATATATGATAGAACTATTTAGATATCTCCCTTTTTATAGTCCGCAGGACTAATACCTGCTTCCGCAGGGTCTGGCTCAGGAGGCATCAAAGACATTTCCATCTGAGCAATTTCTAGCTTCTGCATCTCTACAGGATCTACAATCTTACCCTCTGAAATCTCAGTCTCCATCTGGGATTGTACCTCATTAAACTCTTCATCAGTCTGCTTAAGGATCTGACGACACATGTATTCATGTGAGAAATAACGACCAACAAGAGGATCCATTTGAGCGACAAGAGCCATACGCTCATTCATTATCTCTTGCTCTTTCAACTCAGCGAAGTAGTTGTCAGCAACGAAGTCATATTGGATATGCTCTTTTGCATCATCCCACTCTTCAGGTGTGAAGACACCTTTCAGAATAAGTTGAGTCTTAAGAAGATCGTTGAATAGATCAGAGAATCTCTTGCGGAGTCTAGCAATAAACTTTTGGAATTTTACTTCATCACGTGTGATCTCTGCTGACCTACCAACGTTGAATGATGAATCAGCTTCCAACCTTGATTCAGGTACGTTTAATGCTCGGTAGAGTTTCTTCTGGAAGTACTTGATGTCTTCAAGTTCTCCAAGATTTTGTCCACCTGGGAGCGTAGAGATTTCAGTACCTCGTCCTCCTTCTCTTCTGGGTAACCAGAAGTCTTCGAGCATTGACATGAATTTCTTGTCATCTCGTATCTCTCCTGTATCTGCATTATAGACTAACTTATTTCTATAGCGAGACATTACCTCTTTAAGGTACTGCTCCGCTTTTTGTTTAGGTAGATTACCTACATCAATATAAAATATTCTACGCTCTGGTGCACGTGACATGCGGTATATAACCAGAGAATCTTCAATCATTCGCAACTGGTTAGTTGCTTTAATAGCTTTGTGAAGATGTGACAACACATAGTTGCGTTGCATATCTAATTGTCCTGAATGGACAAAACATATAGCATCAGTTGCTATTTTAATTCCCCTATTCTCATACCCACGTAACCCTTTAGGTGAATAAATGAAATACTCTACACTCTTAGGTACCAGTGTATTGACTTCTGGGTCGGCAGGTGATACTCTCTCACTTGGTTTATCGTATTCGATAACCTTTTTAATTTTTCTAGGATCAATATACCTCAACTCCGTCATTCCATTCTGAGGATTTTCAGGGTCGATCATCTTATGATAAAAAAGTCTTCCGTCGATGTACCACCTACGAAAGATATCATATGCTTTGCGATCAAAGTCTAGTAACGATAGTACGTTATCAAACTCCTCTCTCATTCTTCTTTTTACAGGCTCAGAAACCTTAAGGTTTGAGAGCTCTAATTCTACAGGCTTGTCATCTAGATCACCAGCTATTGCCTCTGATGTAATATCACCTATTGCCTGATCCACTTCTGGATGCAAGGACATCTCACGATATCTACCAATAAGATCTACATCGCTCGATTTGTTGGCTGCGTCACCGAG